GCAGGTTTCCGTTCTTATCCGTCACTTTCAGCGGATTCGCCGGGTCAATATACAGATCAGCATCCACACCCTTCATCACAATCTCAGGCTTGTCCAGATCAAACCACGCTTTTTCCGTTGGATCGATCAGCTTGCCCGCTACGATCTGCCCTGCGTTGAGCAAGCCAAGATAGCCGCCCTCGCTCGACATATACGCCAATCTCGACGCAACCTCACCGGAAAACGCACTCGCGATCTCGCCCGGCTCCACCATTGGGCAAGATATGTTGTAGCCTTGCTCTCCGCCGAAAAAATGCAGTTTTGCGTTGACCGCGCCCGTAGGCACCTCAAACGTCGCCGTTTTCCGGCTCCACAACTGTGTCGGCGTGATCGTGTGCGTGCTTCTCGTGCCGACCTCGACATCATCTGCGTCATACCAGTCAACATTGATCTGGCCGTCCGCGATCGTGCCGGACGGTTTAATGACAACCACCTGCGCTGTTATATGACTCAGATACGCAACGTCAAACGGTGTCGCGTAAAAACGCTCGTTCGGGTCGAGTTTGTAGCTGTTATAGAATCCGTATTTAAGCTCTGATATCTGTCCCATCTAGCCCTCCAATTACTCGCTATGCCAATACCCGATATCCGGCGCGTCTTTGCCCCCAAACGTCGGATTCATAAGCAAATTCGTGCCGCCCAATTTCAGCGTTGTTTCAAACTTTAGGTCTCTCGCCGTGAGCGTTGCCACGTCGGACTGTACTGTTTCGATGTCCGAGCTGTTTTCATAGACAATTTCAGTAACTTCACTTATTTCTAAGCTCATGCTTGCGAGGTTAGCTTCATTCGTCGTGATCCGCTGTTCGATTCGTGGTGTCGTCTTATCTGTCGTGGCCGTCATCGCCCAGTCTGAGCGTGCAAAGTCGCCAGTCACCCTTGCGGTCGTGCAGACGTAAGAGTTGCCGCCCATCCTTTCTTCGACCGTAAGGTTCAGCGACGCGACCTGACCGACCGTAAGGCCACAGTTAAGCCAGTAATCGACGGTTAACTCCGGCATATGCCACAAGTCCCCAACCTTGTAAGGTGGTTGCGGGATGTCCGTAAAAACTCTAGGCGTGATCTGGTCGGCGTACTCCTTGGCCGCATCCAGCACACGTCTTGCCTCAACGTCGCTTAGTCTGTTAGCGCCCGTGTAGGCAATTGTGCTGTCCGTATACGTGATTTTGTAGCGAGTCCACAAATACTGATCATCCGCCCATGTCGTTGGAGGTGTGGTTGTCCAGCCTGTTGTTGGTTCGGTTGTTCCACCGATTGCGTACTCGACGATGACAGAGGAGATGCCTGTCCCGGCGTCGCCCTGTGCTCCAACCAAAGACGCAAGCCACTCTTCCTCCGTACCCGTAAATCCAGCGGCCACTGCCACTTCGTAAGCAGACGGACCCGGCGTGAGTTCAATTTCCTCAAGGTCAGAGGCGACTTGTTGCACGTCCTCCGTGACCTGCGTGACCGTCATTCCTAGCGCCGTGATCTCGTTTGTGTTCGTCACGATCCGCTGTTCGAGCTTTGCGGTCGTTTTGTCGGTCGTGCCGGTCAGCTTCCAATCAGCACGGTTAAAGCTCCCTGATGCGCGGCTGTTGACACAGACATACGAGTGACCACCCATGCGCTCCTCGACGGTAAAGCCGAGAGCCATGACTTGATCGACGGTGAGTCCACAATTTAACCAGTAGTCAACGGTAAGCTCGGGCATGTGCCAGAGGTCGCCGACCTTATACGGCGGCTGAGGGATGTCGCGGAAGACGGTGACGACGGCGTCGAAGGCTTCTTGGGCGGTGGTGGAGTCGGAGAGCACAATCAAGTGAGCGCCAATTTTGTAGGCATTAATGATTTGCATGACCATGTTGCCGTGCGGACCTAGCCCGTACTCCCATGCAGGATTGCCGTCGTTCCATCCTGTTTCCGTCCAGGCAAACGCATTCGGAGCCCCAAGCATGAAGATCACCATCGACTCTTCGAGCGTCGGTTTGTCGTGCAGGTATGTTTTTCTAGAGATGCTGCTGTCCGGCATAACTGTTTCAATTGTCGTCGAGTAGTAACCGAGAGCAGCAGCCATATCTTCATTCAACTGAGATAAGCCGAGTTCAATCTTGCTTAACATTGATTCTTTATAGCGCTCTACAAGATTGTGAACTGCGATCCGCTGCGCCTGTGTTAGAGGAGCGCCAACCGCGTAGTCCTTGATCTCTTTCGGCGCGCTCTTAGATTCCAACGTTGAGCCATCGCGTGAGCTGTATCGGACATGAGTGAAGTAGGTCTGATAGGTCACACCGCCCAACGTTACATGTGCCAGGTCCATAGCCCATAGATGTGGGAAACCTAGCGTTGACAAGCTCATCGGTCTGAAGGTCAATCCGTTGATTTTCGCGTGGATTTTTGTCAAGCAAGCGTCAACGTCAGCCTCGATAAACGGATTACCCGAGATCTCCAGAGCATAATCATCTGTACCAGCTATCTTCTCCGTACCGTCTTTCTGGACGTACACGATGCCCGTGACCTGTATGTTCTTTTCGCCAACGGAGCTGTCCCAGACCGCCGTATCTGCGAGCTCAAACGGTGTTGCGGTGTTGTCGTACCAACCGAAGTTCAATCGCCCTGTAGATCCAATGTAAGCGTTACACGGCGCGAGCTGTAGCAGCCATCCGAGAATCTGACGCCAAGTGTATTGCTGGTCAGCCTCAAGTTCGCCAACAAGTTGGTAGCTCCCATTCGGTATCGGGTCTGTAGACATCACCACATCGCAAGCCGTGCAAGCTGCCTGGATCGCTTGTGCGAGCGTTTGTCCTGCCGTAACCCCCGATGTATACGGGCGATTGAACCTTGCCATCTTGTCCAGGGCTCGAAGCTCCAAAAGTACGCCTTTTTTCGGTCGTTCGTCGATAACGAAACTTCCTCCGGTCAGCTGCTCGCTTTTAAGCTGGTAGGTCACTTGTACGGTTGCGCCTTCGAAGACGACGCTGTCGAATCGCCCGTCGTGATTGATTAGCGTGACTCCGAGCTCTCCGACGGTCGTGTTGCCAATCTGTAATACATCGCCGTCCAATGAGCGACGATCAACATAAAACGACCCTTGCAACACATCATCAGCGCTGGTGACTATTATCGGACTGCCGAAAGTCGGGGAGATCAGGAGAGAGTAAGGCACTGCCCCGCCCCGAAGTAGGTCCTGAAGAGAGGTAGAGGTTATTTGTTGCATGCGCACCTCCTCCTTAGACTGCGTCAGGTCGAGCTTGGATCAATTGAATCGATGCAATTTCAGTCACTCCGCCGTTCGTGGCTGTGAAACTTGTCACGGTCATGTCACCACAATAGAAGTGCTTTCTTTCCGATTGGCCGGTCAAAAAATCATAGTAGGTCAACCATAAGTATTCATGATTGAGAGCCTGCAGAACCTGAGCTGCAACAGCATAAGATTGACCACGCCATGACAGCTCAAGTGCTCTTGCTTCTTTCTCTTTGGCTTTGATCATGTTAAAGGCTTCTGTCCGGCCAGCTCTCTTCCCTGATAGATCCATCTTCTTCCAGTTATAAGAAGACGGAGGGGGTATGTTAGTGATGGGTGTTCCCGTTTCATTTCCATTGACATCGGCCTTAACGATTTTAACCAGGAGAATTGCCATCGTTTACACCCCCTCCATCAAAGGCCTGCCGGCTCTTATGCTTTCACGTTTGGCACGGTCGAAAACGACTTCATAGAGTTTCTCACCACCGACATAAACAGGAATTACGTAAGTGTTCCCAGAGTCTCTCTGCATACCTCCGCCGCCTAGAGCAGCAACTACGGCCCTAAAAACGCCGGCTTCGACACTGGAAACAATCTGATCATTATTTGCGACCACAGTTCGCGATCCCATCCGACCAACAAATTCAGGACCTGCCTCTCTAGCAACAAACATCTCGCCGACTTCAGGCAGTCCGCCACCGGAGTAATATCTTACATGAGCGCCCATGCGTCGATCTGCAGTGCTAAACCTCGTTTCCATCTCCCATTGCATGGGGTTCTCTCGGAGAAATGCGATGAAATTAGATCGATAGGATCTTGCTGCGGTTCTTCCTGCATTCGCAAAAGCGCTGTTATTATTGATCGCTGCCGCGTTTTCGTTCACCCAGTTTGTCGCAGCTGTGACTGCATCCTTATCTTCGCTGAATTCTTGGGAGTAAGCTGCTATCACAGCATCAGCGAGGCTCATGCCTTTCTCTAAAAATGGCGCGACTTTCTCATAGAGAGTATCTTCATTGCTTTTTAACCAATCCACAAGCTCCTGCGGCGATTCAGACGGCAGGTTAGTTGTGAAGGAATCAATGATGACCTTTGCTAATTCTGATGCGGAGAGGGATAACAGTGGCTTGTTTTTTTCTATAGAATCAAACACGTCCAAACCTAGCTGCTTTAATGCTTCTTGGAAGTCAATTGTCCCGTCCTCTAACTTTTCGATCACCAAGCGTAGAGTTTCTTCGGTAACCTTGCCGGGTAAAGCCATGCCGGACTCCATTCCTGCAGCGTAGTATTTATTAACGTATTCACCAGATCTTTTTGCCTTACGATACATTTCAACAGCTTCTGGAGATTCCGAAAGTTTTCGACCTAACATAAATAGGAGAGACTCCGCGTTTCCACTGGCCGCCCCAACAGCATGTATGCTGGCTAATCCTGCTGCAACTCCTTTTGGCATGGATTCACCTGCCTTATACCCAGCTTTGAAAATCTTCATAAGATCGGCATTGCTTGGTAGTAGAGAATTGTAAAAATCTGCGAGATTTTGCTGTGTTGCGAAAGGAATTGAAAGCGTATCAAACAGACTGCTCAAATGCATTTCCCCGATATAGCTCCTCTTCTTGCCAAACTCAAAGCCTTGAAAGGCTTCGGCAAAAGATTTCTTTTTTTCACCAGGTGCACCGGTTATTATAATATTTTTTGCCATCAGATCTTCAATTTTAGTCGCGTCATATCCTCTAGAAAATGTTGTAACTGCGTCCTCAAAGATCTTAGATAAGGACTTCGTTTCAAAAGAGATGTTTTTAAGATCAACCGCTATTTTGTAGGAATCATAGTGTTCTTTCATAAGCTCTTTAAAGCGATCTTTCTCATCATCTGAAAATTTAGGCACCGCGTTAATGTAAGCTACTTGATCGATATACAATTCTCTCGCTTCTTTTTTCTTTCTCTTTGCTTCTTCGTTAGCAGCGTCTTGTCTTTTCTTAAAGCTTTCCGGAGTCTCTTCAATTCCTAGATCTTCCCCCCAAATCACTTCCAAAGCGGCATCAGATCGAGCATCGGCCATCTTCCGCAACATGGCTTGATACTCAATTTGCAGTTTTCTTATTACTTCATACTCGTCCTCTGTAATAACCCCATCCGCAATAGCGTTGTCAAAAGCCTCGCGCAAACGCTTTCCTGTGCGGATAAAATCTTCTTCAAGCGTGCTATATCCTTCAAACAAAGCAGTTGATAATTCTATTGGCAATTTCACATTCGAAAACACAATCGGTATTGACTGGGTTGCCTCTCGAGCAATTCTTTCCCCTTCAGAAATGACTTGTTCAATGCCCTTTCTAAGATCCTCAATGTCCTCGTTGGTTAACTTATAACCCACGGAGGCCACGAAGATTTTTGATATTATTCCATCAAAAGCACCCTTCCAATCATTAAACTCTTGTCTCAGCGTTGCAAGCTTGGTTAGAGCGTTGTCTATTAGCTCTGATTCAAAGGTGTAAAAGAAATCTCTTGCCCAGTCTTGCGCTTGCTCAAGAGAAATTGAAATATCTCCAAAACGTCCGGCCAGGTCATCAAGTTTGGCAAGCCTGTTGTGCTCCCGGAAAAAGCCGTCAATAGCTCCAGCAAGCCCAGCAATAACACCTGTAGCAATTGCAACTGGAGATCCAGCATCAGCAATTGCTCCGACAGCTTTAAACCCTAGAACGCCTAATAGAATCCCCTCAAGCGCGCCAATTGTCCATTCAGAGTTCTCTAATAGCCAAGAACCGAGAGGTTTTAAAATGTCATGATAAATGTCGGAAAAGGCTTCAAAAATGGTCTGACCAAACGCCCCAATAGGGGAGCTTATTAAGGCATCAATAAAGCCCTGGACTTTCTCATCGATCTCTGTTGTTTTGTCAATCCATTGATCGAGGCCGCCCAGCACATCATCAATGTCTGCGTTCAAATTGCCGAGATCAAGACCGCCTATTCCACCAGGAGCGAGGGCGCTGCCTCCGCCTGCAGGAACTGTCTTATCTTCAATTTTATGAATTTGATCAAACCCCATGATCGCGGCTTGCAGATCTTTAACGCCTCTCCGCGCTTTACCGAGAGCAACATCCGCTGTGTTGCCGTACTTTTTCCACCCTTCCTCACCTTCAGCGACACCATGACTTACTCCGCCAAGGCTCGTCACAAGTTCTGCCTGCTTGCTGTCTGTTCTTGAGCCTCTGCCTTTGACTCCAAACAAAGAGGCTAGGGCATTGGCAACGATCTTGATGAATGCGGCAAGATATTGCAGCCAAGGCAAGACCGTCTGGATAATCGGCAAGAACGCCATCCCCATTTCAAGCGACGCGCTGCGCAACGCTGACTGCATGACCCTTAATTGGTTTGCAGGACTGTCAATCGTTCTTGCCATATCACCATGTGCAGTTTCTGTCTGCTTCATTAGGGCCAGATAACGACCGTACATCATGGTTGTGGAGTCAACAGCTTGACCTTGTTTGATGATTCCCTCGGCAAGCAGTTCACGCTTTGCCACTTCATCGGTTAAGACAACACCGATCTGTTTCGCAGGTGCTGTGATTCCCGTGATCATGCCCTCGATGACGGACTCTGCGCGCTCGTCAGCAATGTTATAGAAAGATGCTAGGTCGTATTTGAGCTGAACCAAGGACTTTGACATGTTAAGAGCCTGCTCTTCAGTCAAGCCCATTGATTTGGTCATCGTGTACCACATACCCGTGTTCTTGCGGACCTCAAAGGCATTGACGCCTAAGCTATGCTCCATGGCATCTGCCCACTTGCGCGTCGAATCCGCCCATCTGCCCATTGTCGTTTCAAACAGTGAGTCGGACTCTACTACGTCCATCGCAAGCTGGATAGAATTCTTGAGATAACCGACAGCTTTATGAACAGAGAATATCGCCGCCGCAGCTCTCGCGGCTTTCCCAACAATACTATTCAAGCCATTGCCAAAGACTTCAGCAGCTTTCCCGCCTTCTCTAAACTCGCGCTGCGTTTGTTCAGCCTCTGATTGAGTTTTCTTTAGTTCGTCCTTGATTTTGTCAATATCTTGAGTAAGTTTGGAGTAATCTGCACGCCACTCAACGATTAATTTCTCAACAACGGTTCCTTCCATTGCCATTAGCAGACCTCCTCTCTACACCTGGCTTATTGCTGTTTAGCAGCGGCAATCTCAAGTCCTGCTGCCATTCGATTCATTTCCAAGTCCCATATGCGCTCTTGACGCGCCCTGATCTCCTCTTCAGATAAATCAGGCGCATCTTCCGCAACTTCTTCGCCGCCTAAAGACGGAAACAATTCTGCTGCTGATTTTGGATAGGGATTCTGATTTGACCACGCTGCAGCATAGGCAGCATGAAAAGCGGCACCGTAATGCCATGCTTCTACCTTTATTCGTTCATACGACGCGATTTCGCGTTCTGTTGCTGAGTCAAGCCAGTCCATGTTCTCCCCATACGTTTGACGCCCCCAATCTGTGGGCAGCATGCCGTAGGAAAGACACGAATAATAAAGATCCTCTCCTAATTCGCCGAGGGTTTTGATTTGGGCTTCTGCTTGGGTTTCGGCTTCGGCTTCTCCAGCGCCTTCTCGACCAGACCCGTCGCCGCGTTCTTCTGAATTGTCTTGATCCTGTCGATGTAAGCGAGCATTGCGTCGTACCCGCTCTGGTCGAAAAAACCGGACGCCTGACAAATATCGAGTACTATCTTTGAAAAATCAGCAGGAGCCTTGCCCTCGTCAACAAGGTCGTCGTATATTTCGTAAGCTTTGTCGATCGGGACAACCTCATCGCTGTTTCGGTCCTGAATAACACCCCATAAAAAAGGAACGGCGACCCCAACAGGGTCGGACATGGCCTCAATCACTGCTTGCGCGATTGGCATATCCTCCGGGAGCTCCTTCTGGACCATCTTGATGTATCTCGAATAGATCCTCAGGTTGATCTCACGATCTTTCACCTTCAAAGTTTTCATATCTTCCTCCTAAATAACGAGGCCGCCGCGACGGACGGCCTCTTAGTGTTGTTGATCAGGTAATGCTTAACCGCTGCCAGCAGGCGGAGGAGCGGGAACGGCAATCGTTGCCGGTGCCTCTTTGTTCTTCGTAACGTTCTTGACTTCTTGCATCGCTACCGTGAACGTATCAAGGGCATTAACACCGGTTGCGTCGTATTGAACAAACGGCTTCGCTTCGAACTCAACACACTTTCCATGTGGATACTTAATCCCGTATTTGTAGTGTACGTCTGCTTCTTCATGCTCGATGAACGTGTCGATGTTATAGTTGGATGTTGTCCCAAGAGCCGCATACTTAAACTGGAAGTTAGCGTCAGTCAACTGTTCGACCCCTTCGGCAAACTTCTGGGCTAAGTCCTCTTGCGAGGTTGCTTCAATCTTGTTCGGTAAGCCAGGCAAAGCAGGCTTAGCCATCAGGCCGTAGATCTGAGTTGCAACAGGCGTTGTATCCTTCGTGTAGTAATAAAAGATAGTTCCTTTAGTTGTATGTTCCATTAACTAATCCTTTCTAGGGCCGACACATGCGACCCATATCGTGATCATGTTCGCCCGACCAAAGAACGGTGAGACGATAGGCAAGCTGCCCGTCCGGCCTCAACTCTCCAATCTGGCGAGTCATGCCTCGGCTCATCCCGAGGCCGTCAAAATGTGTTTTCAGCTGCTTAAACACAGCTTCCCTGTCCTCAGGCGTCCGGTGCCATGTGTCGGTGTAAATTCCAACCCTTGCGCTACCCTCGCCTTCAGTCGTCACAACGCCTGTCGAGTCATCCGCTAGGCGGAAGCACCCCCTAGGGAGCGTTTCGAAGTCCTGCGGCCAATCAGGACGCCAAACAATCCCGTCGATCTCTGGAAGCTTCGGATAAATCCATTCAAGAAAACTAATCATCTTCCACCTCCTGTTACTCTCGTGATGTATGACTTGATCGCCGCGGTCATAATCTTCTGCGCTTGCTTTTCAACCTCTTTCGCAGCCGGATACATGAACGGCTTCGCAGGCTGTCCTCTCGTCGCGAAGAATCGGCCTTGCTCGTCACAATAGACCCAATAATCTTCGTATGACTCAACCACCTCACCTGGTCTTCCTGTTCCTCTCCTAACCTTGAAAGGCCCAAGAGAGTAATGAACCTTGACCGAAGACCCGCTCCCGCCACTTTCAGCCCCAACAGGACCAGTACCAAACTCAATGAAAGGAGCATGGTCAGAGTTGGTATAGCTGTAGCCAATGGCTTGAGAGCCATCAACTTCTACAGCTTCGTGAATTGATGATCGGAGCTCTCCAGAGTCAACAGGAACTAGCAACTTTGCAGCTGCCGTTGTTGCGAGAGCAAGCATCAAGACCGACTCTTTCGCCGCTTCCTCAAGATGAGAGCCACCCATGGCATCGAGCTTAGCCATGAGACTTTCCCAGCCTTTTATGCCTGACATTAGATTGCCTCCAATCCCTGTTGGAACTGGAGAATCAGCTCGTCATGACTATCAAAAACCGGATGCCCGATGACCTTATAAACCTTGCCTTTGAATTGGACGTAATCGCCAACTTCGATAGGCAGCGGATCAGAGCATGTCACCTTCGCGTCTCTCGCAACGACCAGCCCCCACTCCTGCGCTACAAGAGCATCAGAGAGGAGCTGGAAGTTGCATTCGTAGGAGGAAGAAATGCTCCCCGGAACGACGGTTATAGAGCCGAGCGAACCTGTCTGCTTTACGGCAGGACGATGTTGAATCGTTTTGTCCTGGAAGATCTGCCGCTGAACAGCCTTGAATGAATCAGGTATCTTCATGCGGCATCACCACCCAGTCTTGCGAAATCTTGCTAACTGTGGAGAGTAGTCCCTAAGCACGGTTGACACAGACGCAAGCACCTGCTGATAGCTTGAATCGCGAAAGCTGACGCTTTGACCACCGTCAGTCACCGAAGAAACAGTGCCGGCGATCTCGCCAGCATCCCCAGCTCCCTGGGCTTGCTTATTCAGGCGATACGCATCTGCAGCCATCTCAACCACTATCAGTTCGAGTGCCTTGGGCATGTGTTCCTGATTGATGTCGTTCAGCACTTTCGTGCCCGTGATCTTCAGGACAAGAGTAAGGGCATCAGTCTCTGCTACCGATGCCCCTGTCAAAGTCATTAGATCGTTGATCATCTCAGGCGTTGGATCAAATGCCATGAGCCACCTCCTACTCTGCGGAGGCTTCCTCCGCCTTTGCTTTCTTTGATGTGGTCTTTTTGGTCTTCTTAATACGCTTGAAATCATCGTTAGCGTCCAGCCGTGCGATCATGTCTGGATCATCGACGCACCATTGCTGGCCTGTCTCTTTGTTTTCAAACCAGACAATCATACAAGGTCCTGAATTCCGAAGATCTTGCCGCTCGCGGTTGCGCCTTGAGCAACAGTGATATCGACATTAATAACCTCGCCTGTCTGCTTATACTTCGCGGATTCCAGATTCCCGATAACGACATGCGAGGATTTCGCGACGGTGAATGATTTGTCGGAGTGGTTGCCAGCACCCTTGATCTTGACGGTGATTCCGTTGGTGCTGTCGGTATTTGTGATGACCAAAAACACGGAGTCTTTGTTTGCGCACTCGAAGTACATTCCATTTGTAGCGTCAAGATTTTCGGTCGTGACTGCTTGCATGTCTTCGAGGCCAACATTACATACATTAATTTTCGTTCTAGCCATTGTTCAGCCCTCCTTTATTAGCTTGCTTTGCTGCAGACCATGAGCGCTAAACCGAGAGGACGGGTGACTTTTGCACCGTACAAATGGAGCCCTTTGACCGCGTCAGCAAACCGGAGTTCCGGACGATAGGCTTCAACATCCGCAATCTGCTCGGCATAGCTCCATGCGCCGGAATATCCGGAGATGACTTTGTAAAGCGCATTGCTGGTGTTCGGCACGTTGTTTGACGTGTAAATGTCAAAGCCAGCGGCTCGACCAACAAAACCATTCGCCAACACCTCATCGGTCTTGACCGTGCCGGCGCTGATAAACCGGCTGTCCTTCAAAAGGATGCCGTGATACCAAGGCGGTATGACAACCCAGCGTTCAGCTTTGGGAACGTTGGCCTCGTCGAGCTTAACAGCAAGGTCTACGAGCTTCTCGTACGCAGGAGACACACCTTGCGCGGCGGCGACTGCAATGCTGATCGGAGACGCATCGGAACCCATTGTGTTCGTGCCTGATATCTCCGTATAGAGACCGGCGACATATTGATCTGCCTTATCTGCAAGAGCATATGCGGCTTTACGCATAGCTTCTTGCATAACTTTCGGTTTCTGTTGCACTTTATCAACGTCGTCAACCTGAAAATTGAAATACCACGACTGATTGATCTCCAGAATGCGCTGTGCGTCTGTCAAAGTTTGGGCGGCTGAAATGTTCGAGTTCTTCGTGTATTGCCCGACGTTCACGTCACCTAGCGAGTTGATTTTGACCTGATCGCCGTATTCTCTGATTTCGCCCTCGTAATCACGATTGCAAAGATTCGCGTAAACGAGGCTTTTGTCTAAGGCAGACAGTAGCTGCGCTGACCATACTGCCGGAATAAAGTTGTTAATTGCCATGTGTTATTTATCCTTTCTTCAAAGTGCCGTCTGCTAACCCTTTAGTGACGGCATCCATGTTCGCCTGCATCCAGGCCACGTTGTTAATGTTCTGTAGGAACGTCTCTTGAGTGACGACACCCGCAGGAGAAGACCCAGAGCCTCCTGAGGCTCCCTGTCCTTCATCCACTGTCGTCTCGATCTCGAAAAGATACGCATCTGATTTCTTCAGCGCTTCGAGATCTAAGCCTTTCAGTGTGCCGTCATCTCTTAGCTCTAATTTGTCACGGTCAATCAGTGCCTTGATCGCCTTCGGGTTTCGGCCTTTGGCGCCGTGAATAGCAGCATCTAGAGCAGCATCCAGACGTAAAGCAGCCAATTCCTCAGCATGTTTTGTCTTGAGATTCGCGGCCTCCGCTTGAGCTGCAGCTAAGTCCGTCTTCAGCTTTTCCGGATCGGTCGCTTTCAACGCCGTCAGTTGAGCCTGAACGTCTGTTGCGAGCTTGTCTGATGCGGCTTTCTCGGTTTTTAACTGATCGTATTTTGCGGAAGGGACATAACTGCCATCGTTTCCGACAACAAGATCAACATCCTTTCCGTCTTTTCCCTTGCCCTTAAGCGCTTCCTCGACCGACTTGGTCAGGTCTTCGCCGAGCAATGTTTTAATCGTTTCATGGATCATGGTTTCCTCCTCGGGCTGCTGTTTTCAGGACTTCCACCTGCATTGCCCGTCCGACCGGTTCCGGTGGTCGAATCCCCGTGTATTTTGGTGCACGATCGTGCTGGTGGAGATGACGGGTTCCGCCCCCGCGTTCTGAGTGTTGCGCTTCGGCTTTTCACCCAGTCGAAACTATCCCATCCCCGTAAAAATGCCCGAAAGCGTCTAATTCCAGGCATAAAAAAAGCGGCCTCTCGACCGCTATCGCTATCTAATAATTAATGACTTTTTGCATTAATAACCGCCTTTAGGCGGTTTGGTAAGCCCCTTTCATGAGCTTCTCCGCTTGCTCTGAGGTAATAGGCTCACACCAACAGTCACCTATGAGGATACCCTCGTAGTATCGGTTGCGTACCCATTTACCATTTTCGTAAACGAAAAACCAAGTTCCGTCGTCCTTTACGAGACGCCCATATGTTGAGTCAAAATAGTATTTTATATTTTTTTTAGCCAATATCCTCAACTCCTTTCGGCAACTCTATTGTATCACTAATTGCAATCATTTGCCTGCGCAAACGCGTTGCTTTTTCTCTCGGAGTGTCTTCTTTCCGATATTCCTCATACAATTTGTGTAATTTCTTCTCCTTAATCTCGTAGCTCTGCTCAGTGTGGAACTGAATTTCAAACTCAACCCCATCTCTTGAGCGAACTTTTACATTGACTCCCTTATAAGGCTCTCCTTTCCGAAACGTATTCTTGACTTTCAAGATTTCTATTCCTTGACTGTTGAGTGCATCAATAAAGTCCTCATATTGAACTAAGAAAGAATTTTTATCGAGCAACGCCGTGTACCGTATTGCATCAGAAATATTGTCAGCAGCTTGCACTTCAGAAATGCCCAATGCTACAGCATCATCTTTCGCCTTTCTAGTGAAGGATTTTTCGGTCTTTAACCTATTTTCTAAACCCGCTAACGGTACGCCTAAATTACGGGCAACATCATTAACAACAGCAGTTATTTCAGGCTCATGCCTGACCTTGTCAGAGTACGATGTCCAAATACTATAATTCATTTCCGCAGGCACCTTTTGTATTGTACCATTTTCTGGATCCCGTGCGCGTCTCTCCAACTCTGACATATCAAAACCGTCAATCACAGCCACCGTCGTTGAGCGACAATGCGGATGCATCGGAGGGTAATTCTTGCCGGTCTCCCTGTCCTTCAACTTGAACTTTTTACCGTCAAGCTCCTTGCAAATTTCTGATGTTCGGCCATCTAGGGTTGCAACGTACTTATACTCATCGAGTCCTGCTTCCTCATAAGCTAGGGCCTCCATCTCATTAGCGACATAAGCCGTTTCCGTTCGCATGATCCGTGATGCTGCATAGTTGCTGTCGATCAACGCCTGATCCTCAACCGCATTAAGACAGCGCCTCCAGCTTTTGCCCGTTATCATGTTTTTTTCAACAGTATCTCGGATGCGCTCTGCAACGATTTGCGTGTTGCGCCACACACGATTAGAGTAATGGCCTCCAGACCAAGGCTCGCGCATGACACTTTCGATTTGTTTGTCTGCAACTCCGGCAAAACTAAAGCCGAGACCCGTTCCGCGCTGCAGGTCAAACATTGTCCTGCTGTACATCTCTAAACCTGCCTTATGTAGGCCGGTGGTCATCGTATCAATCTGCCTAGGCGCTAAAAGCGCCATCCTTGCCTGAGCACTTACCTCGATAGCAAGAAGTCGATCTATCCGAGCTCGGTATGCCGGAGCATTGACCTTCGCCATTAACCGAGCTTTCGTTGCCTTATCTTCGATACCGGAGCACATTGCAATAATGCGCTGCCGTTCCATCTCCGTTATCGTCTCGCCAAGAAGGGAGATTGCCTCTTCACGAGTGAGCTGTGAATGTTTGGCAAAGTTCCCGATGATACGCTCGATGTCTTCTCTTATTGAATCGACTACGCCAAGATTGAGCTGGTAGATACGCCTAAGATAAGGCTCTGTTCCCCTCTCGATGGTGATCAGGCGCGCTTCTGCGCGGCGCTTCCAGTAATTTACCGTCCGTCTCGCCACACGCCTCACCTCTATTCATCGTCGTCTCTCGAATGCTCACCAAAAGCTCCAAACATCTCTCTTTGCCTTGACAGTTTCTCTTCGCGCTCGGCGAGTAGATCCTTATAAGCCTGGTCAGCGTCCTTGACAAGCGGATGCGCCTGTAGGAGCAATTTGTCAGGCAACAAGTCAGCGGACTGAGTAATCATCGTCACGGTTTCAAGGTTATTCGTCACTCTCGACTTGTTAAACTGGATCGAAACGAGATCCGCATCGTAGTTTGTGTTGTTCTGCCGGTTGAAGTCCTCAGTAATAAACCAGAAGTACTCCACTAACGCCGGCTCTGCCTCTGTAATCATGTTGTTAGCTTTAAGATCCAATAACGAATATTGGAACTCCAAGCTAATACCGGAGGCCGCGTTGCCAATGGAATCCTTTGTTGGGTCCACAGCACAGCCGAAATAGTGAATAGATTCCCAAAGCTCTTTCAACCAATTAATCCGACCTTCCATCTGCAGGTCAAGCTGCTGCATTGTTACATTGTTCCCCGCCCCGGCAGCTCCCACACTTACCGCTCGGTTAATCTCAAGCTTCTTGACGATTGCGGACGCAGCGTCACCGCCAAAACCTTGGATAATCGCGTAGAACTCGTTAAAGTCCATCAGATTGTTCGTTCCCTTAGACGCAACCAAGTCATAAGCATCAATCAGGTCCTTGTAGACTTGCAGATCAGTGAGCGCATCGGAGTTGTTAGCCATCTCAACGAAAGGAGCTCGTCCCCAGTTCTTACCCTCTCTCGATTTCTCGACTTGGGTAACTCCGTCCGAGCCATTGACATAAGTCACGGTTTCATAGTGAGGCCGAGAAGGCTTCGAGATGCTAAAATTGCCGTTTTTATCGCTGATATATTCCGTGACTTCTTTATCTGTCCACCACTCCGCCACTGTTACCGTCTCTGCTTTGCCTCGCCCTGAAGTCTGCTGGATTGAGTAATGACGAATGAACTCAACAATTTGGTTATCATGAACCGTATCGTAAATGGCAATGCCTTCCGTCCTCGGAACAACAATCTGCCGGAGCTTCCCTTCTTTGTCTTTGTAATGGTGCAACCAGGCTTTACCACCGAGTGACGCCTTGCGTTCCCAGCGAAGCAACAGCCTTCGGAACTGAGCTCCTGTTGTTTTAGCAAGCTCGTTCTGATAAACCCACTCTTCATTGCCAGACTTCCCATCATCCGAAGCTTCCGCACCATCAACCGTGATTGAAGGCTCTCGACCAGAAATGTAAGCGACCTTCTGCTCAACGTGGTTGAAGAGAAATCGATGCTGCATCCGATGATTTGATCGATTAGGATTCAAGAACTCTACTTCTTTATCGACTTCTTTGCCTTCATTGTTGGTCACACGATCGATGATGATTGACTTGCGGAAGTCGTGAGACTTGATGTCCTGGTCGCGCTTGTAGTAACGCTCCGCATCCAGCGCAGCGAGATATTCAACTGACTTCTTGTCGTCCTCGATGAGACGTTTCAAGACCTCTTCTCTTGTCATTGGGGCATTGGCGGAGATCCGCATATTGATTAAATCTGTTTGAGTGATGATCATCTGACTGTCACCTCCACCATTTCTGCCTCCAGGGCATACCGTAATGCGTCAGAACAATAATGATTGTCTCTGTCAACTGGCTTTGGAAGAACGTTTCCATTTCGGTCTTCCTGATACTTGAATTTGCGTATTTCGTTGATTGTCTCCACGCAGCTTGGGTCGATGTAAATCTTCATTTTTTGCAGCCACTTAATACCAAACTCAACAGATCCTGGACCTTTTCTGGCTCCAATTGCTTGAATGCCAAAATTGTTGAGCTCCTGAATAGACTTAGGTTCGGCGCTGTCACATGTGACTATTTCACGTCCAATGATCGGCTTCAATTCCTCGGCTATCATGTCGTTCGTGTAGTTCGTGCCCCCAAACTCTTGGAAGATATACACTTCCTTTTTTGCCCGGTTAAAACCAACACGAACAAATGCGGTAGGATCCGGGAAGAAACCAAAGTCCAACCCGTTGTGGTACTTCGCCCACGTCTTGCGTAACTCTGATAGATCTCTAACCTCCCAGTTAGTAAAGATCAGATTACCTAAGACTCCCCAATTGCCGAGCGTGTAGACTTCGTAGTAATAGCGATCGGTCTCATCTTCAAGTTTCCGCTTGTCGTCTTCTGTCAACCAGCGGTTATCTTTGTATGTGGTCTTTAAGATGAGTTGATTCTCGTCGCCATAATAGCTCTTAGCTTCGTCCCACTTGCCTAGGAAGAACTCTTCATAGATCCAGTGATCCTTCAGGATAGGGTTGAAAATCAAAGTGATGCGCTTGATGATGGACTCATCACCACCACGTAGACGCTTCTGTAGTTGTTTGTAATCGTTGTAGTCTGTCTCGGTTGCTTCTTCAACAATGACGTCTGTCAATACTCCTGTCTGTGGCGTGATCGACTTGACTTTCTCAACATCGTCCAGACCCGCAAACAGGACCTGACAGCCACTAGCCTTGTGAGTAATGGCCATCTCTGTCTTGTTGATGGAGAACTCTTTCTCGAGATCCATGCGAACGATGCACTTCCGGATCTCGTTAAAGCTTGAGTTGCGCAACGTCCTTGCCGTTTTTCTAACGATCAAGTAATTGCGCTTGCCGGTCATCACGTCCCGGACTGTGCGCTGGCCAAGAATCCCGAATGACTTACCGGAACTTGCACCACCGTAGAAGATCTGCAGCGGTCGATCGTCTGTTAAGAACTCTGCATAGGCGTCGTTCATCAATCCGCGCCACACGCCATCAGGAATGATAGTGTGTGCGATGTTGCCGGAGGCGATCTCCGCTGACTTCACAATCGCATCAATGCGTCGGCCTTCAAGCTCAAGCTTGCCGTTCTCGTACGCTTGTTTATGCTTATCCATCGGATTGATCAGGAAGTATCGCTCGAGAAAGTCAAGCGACCTCTGACGGTCTTCGAGCTCTATCTTGGTTGTCTTGCCAACTGATATGGATTTGATCAGGTTTCCGTCAACCATTTCAGAAGGCATTAAATATGCTGCATTGTGTTCACCATCATTACCCCACTGCACGAATCCAGACATATCTGCAAAAGCGATCCGCATGTGAAGATCAATCACATCATCGACGCCTGCCAAGATCGTTTCACGCTTCATGCGCTTTAGGTAATCAATAAGATTCCTGACCTTGGGCTTCTGCAGGAGCTCATAACCAAAGCTACGGATTGTTCCGTAACGTCCTTTATAGCCTGCCTTGTATGCCGACTGTGTGGCGTTATAACTGCCAATGTAATGAATACAGAAATCTTTCTCTTTGTCGGTCAAGGGAGCGTCTTCGATCTCACGTGCAATTTTAGAATTTAAGTCCCGTTTCCTGCGTCGTTTTTTTGCGTTGCGTTGCACTTTATCGCGTTGCAACGCTCCGCCCAAATCCCAAGCATCACGAGACTTCCAACTCCTAACAGTGCTTGGCTTAATATCTAGCTTTTTTGCAATCTCAGTAGGCGACAAGCCCTCTTCTTGATAGAGACGCTTTGCCTCAAGTCTTTTCTCAATGGCTCATCACCTCCTTTTGTGCAAAAGAAAAACACCCTGTGAAGAGTGTTTTTCCTGTGATGGTCCGTTCGTTACATGATATTAGAGTTGATCTTTTGTTTAAGATCATCCATCATGAGCTGATGTCTCATAACAGCATCACGAAGATCAGAGCTTACGTAATTCTTGAAATTAAGATCCTCAATTCGATTTCTTAAGTCTTCAAGAGCATAATTTTGGATTTTTGGAAGCGAGCTCAAATTAGCACAGCACGCGGTTTTGGTAGGCTTTTTCACTCTCTTTTTATTTCGTGTACCCACGTGTTTTATGAAAAAGGCTTTTACTTTCTTCAAAAAAGCAGGTAACAAAAGCTTAAAAGCAGAACCGACAACGGCGACGATAAGCGCTTGTATCAAATTCATAAGATTACCTCCCTTCTAATAAGTTCAACCCTAAGGTTCAAACCTAGAGTTCAACTTAATTTTCACTGGGGGTAACCGACTTTTAACAACGCGTCACCATCATTTAATTTCAAAACTTCATAAAAAACCACTCTTACGAGTGGCAATGTCCTATAAAATAAAAAACCGCCCGGAGGCGGTTATGTTTTATAGATAATATCTCATTAGTTTTAATAGACTAGATCACGATAAATGACTATCGGACGAAGCACTAAACCCCATTCAGTCATCTTTAACAGGTGGGCTGCTGCCTGTTGAAATACAAACATAGCGCGTCCTATATTTGGTTGTCCGCTTTCTTTCTCAATTTGTTCGATTGAGACTTCCTCTTTTCTGCTGAAAATACCAATTACAGTATATTCCCCCGACAAGCCACTCCCGTATAAAGAAACTAATTTATCAGGCGATATCGTGAATCCCTCATCCTCAACAAGACAAAGATATTCTTTTCCATGTTTCGTTTTTAACAAAACCGTTATTCCTGGCGGCATTAAATTTCTACAAACGTTAAAAACTTCTTTTGCTCCTAATTCGGTGCCCTCAAGCGGTATCTTATTATCATATAACCCATTTAACATGCCCGCTTGTTCAAGCCACGGAATATTTTCTTCCAACAATCTTTTATGAAAAAATTCAATTTTGCCGCTAACCTTAACAACCCAACCATCTGACATAGACTCTGTAGGTTCTATGGGCTCTATTTCATTAACCAACTGCTTAATTTTGTAATCCAAAGGGTTTATTGTTTCACTGCTTCCTGTAAGCACGTCTTTTCCTGACCCCAAACCACCTTCAGCAACTTTTAAAGAAACCCCAAAATCTTTACTCTTTTTTTCTGACGTCTCTTCGCGCCTTTGAACCTGAGATAAGGTTCCTTGAAACAACTGCGAATAAAGAGATTCAATTAACGGGCTATCTTTATAAAGAAATTCTACGAGCTTTTCTTTCTCCTTGTACTGTTTACGCTTCGCCCCCATTGTGATACTCGCTCCTTGATCTTATCCGCATCCTCATCGATTTTATTATGATCTTCAAGAATTGAACCTCTCAACTGTCGTAGAAAATGACGTTTTTCCGAATCATCCATCTCTCTTCTCCTTTCAGTTTCTACAAGAGGTTTATGCCACATAACGTAATTATGTGTAACCGTAGTGTAGCACAAAATATAACAAAAACAGAGCGCTTACGTAACAATAGCAATAAAAAAGCAGACACTTTCGGTGCCTGCTGACAATTTTTCTAACTTAATAATAAAGCCCTGAAAAATAACGTCAAGCGGACAAAAGCGGACATTTACGGACAAAACCGGACATCTTTTTCTATTCATACGCTAAAACGCTCCAAAGCTTCATCAATCAAACGACGAATGTGTCTTTCACTAAAATTCATTTGTTGTGCTATCGCCTCATAGGTAAGCCCCTCGATAAACCGATACTTCAACGCTAACGCTTGCTCCGGATCGCAGAAAGCATCGATCTCTGCCTCAATCGTCTGGCACAACTTAGTGTTACGCTCAATGCGTTTTTCATATTCCATGATTTGCGTAATCAACGCCGCAAGATATTTTTCGCCGCCTTTAGGGTCTCTCGTGCCATGCAACGTTCGCGGAATCCGCATAACAGGAACGGAGACATCAGACGGAGTAGGTTTAGGCTGCCCCTCTATTTTCTTTCCGATGACCGTCTCCGTGACATATTCGCCCGTCCAGCCGGCGGAGGTCGCACCAATAGCCCGGGTGCATGATGCCATCTGCTCTCGCAGTGTTGCAATGCGTGATCGACAATACTTTGAGTCGTTTACAGCGTGTCGATACGATTCAAGCCGTTCTCTAGCGCGATCTTTAGCAGTTGAGTTATCCATGATCGTTTTCACCATCAATCCGTCAATCCAAAGGACCCGTTGTCCTCTTGCACATCCTCATCTTCTAAATACGCGATCTCACGTAACGCTGTCGCCGTCTCCAAAAGCCGCATATCAGGTAAGAGCTTATTCAAACCCTCGATAAACGCTATTGCCGCAAAAAGCGCTTCCCGTTGTCGGCCTGTTAGGAGCATCATTGCGCGTCACCACACGATCGGTCGCCATTTATCGATGTTGTGCTGCCAGACCGGAAGCCCATAGCTTTCCTCACCGTCGGTAGGGCTATATCTCGTATTGATGAAATGAGAATCTTCAAATTTATTGAAATACGGATCCTCTTCCGGATCATACGTCAGCATCACCGGCTTGCCTTCACCGCGCTCACCTTTGAAAATTACAAGGATGCGGCACCGTTCGTCGCAAGTTGGAGGTTCGGTCGCCATGTCCCTCCACCTCACCGCGTCGAGGGCGGCGAGGATGGTCTGCGCCGATTCAGGACTCGGAATGCCTTGTCCCCAGCGTGACGGATTCGGGTCAATCTCGGCTATCGCCCGCTCCACCCTGTCTTTTGTTAGTTCGGTCATTCCCGCACCTCCTTCACTATCTTGCCTCCGCAATATTGGCAGTAGCTTTCCGGTCCTGCTACAAGCGCATCGTACCAACTGTAAGATGCAAGACTGGCGCCGCACCCAGAACAGATCGCCATCGGGCAGTCGTCGGTGTTCTCCCATGTGACGATGACGGTTCGGTAGGCTTTCAACACTTTAATCGCTAACTCGTTCGCGAATATCCAGTCATCAAACCCACTCGCCTCTTTCTCGTCGCCAAGTTCTCGTTGCCCGTCTCGGCTTAGTTTCAGGCTGTTGTTGACTTCTTCTAGTTCCTCAATCGCAAATGCCACATCCTCATCCGTCACGCTCTGCCGTTCGAGTTCGGCGTTGGCGAGGGCAAGAAGCGTGTCAAACGCACCTGTTACTCGCTCGTAAATTTCGATATCAAACGAGCTTGACACGCCTATGTCGTGCAAATAATACTCCCTATCGGCTCCCTCTTTCTGTTCTTCGATCAATTCAATCGCCCTCTCAATCCGCTCACGGGTTAGGTTTTTGTTAATCATTGTTTCCCTCCATCCTCACCGACGACGCAACGCACAGCCCTTCGCCGTCGTATGTGATTGTCAAATACTCGACCGCCTCATCGCTGTTGTAAAACACGATCTCCAATACCTGCCTGTCAGGACTTAGCGTCACTGTGCGTGTAGGCTTTCGTTCAGCCGTGCAACCTGCCGCGATAAGGATCAGTGCCAGCGAGAGGATGACGGCGGCTATCAGTTTATTTTTCATCGATCTTTTCACCATCGATCACCTCCGTCACAAAGCCGTAAATCACGCCAACAATAAATACAAACGCTTTCCACACGATCATCGCGCCCACGCAAGCGAGTAGAACAGCCGCAATGATGAAAAATCCCATGTTATTTCAACCTCCTTACAATCCACCTAACACCTGCCTTGATCCCATCCCACACCGCCAGCGCTACCATCATCGCGGCGGAGATCATGGCCGTCGTAATGACTAGGGCGGTGATTCCTGACATAAATTGGTGCATGATCACAGCTCCTTAATCCAATGAACGTTACACGGTGGCACAGCATACGTCACGGTGACATACGAGTATTCATTCGCGCTTGGAGCATCCTCTACCGTTACATCGCTTGCTTTGATCAACTCCTGCCCGTCTACCGTGATGCGCCGAACGGTGTCATTTCGCGTCGTTAAAATGTTGATCTGCGGCGCTTCGTAGAATGGCATCGGTTCCGCCTTGTAGCTGGTTTCGGTCGTGTCAAACTTGCACAGCGCCATAAACTTGTCCTTGACTTGCATCCGTAGCGTGTTGAACGCGTCTTTAGCTGATTCTGACGTTAGAAACATCAACGGATCGACATAGTTATTTTTGTCAAGCCATGCTCTAAATTCACCGAGATCAACCATCAGGACTCGTGTGTAAGCCGACACGATCAGTTTTTCTTCTTTGGTCATGATTCGTCCCCCACATACTCGCCCAGTTCATTAACTCTGCACTTTAACGGCGACAAGTCTGCTGCAAAGTCTTTTCTTCTTGTAAAGTCCCTCGCTTTTGCTATGTTTAACCGTTCAATCTGTTTGTCGATCAAATAAACAAGCGCTTCCTCAAGTCCTGTGCTCAACTCTGCATCCCACAAAGAGCGCCTTATGTTCTTCCAGTCTTCGGCTGTAAATTGGTTTAATTCCTCTGTCATTAGTTCGTGCATTCCTCACTCCTCCACCCTCGTTGCGTTCATGCACGCTAGACACTTATCAAAAAGACTGTCGATGTTTCTGTATTTTCTTAAATTCGACCTGAACAATGCGCAATAGCCACTTATCGTGAGATAATCACAGTCATAACAGTGCCTCCCATCAGGTACTATCACTTTCACTTCGATTATCATTTCTTCCTCTCCTTCCTCTCGTCCGGTTCAGGGAACCTCCTGACAAGCACGCCGATAATTAGACAGATCGCGAATAGCACAGCTACGATTCCGACCAGAATTAAAAACAATCTGCCGATGATTTCTAAAAGGATCATGTTTTGTCCCTTCTTAGTACCCTTGCATAGGGGTCAACAGCGCTATAATTGATCTCCCGCAATCTGTCGCTGATTTTAAGGTGGTCGTAAATGTTTCTAGCAAGTTCTTCCCCGCTTAACAGCCTATTCTTGAAAATAATTGACATATAACCAAAAACATCTGCCGTGCTTCCATATGTGTCATGGTAATCGCCGTCAATCTGTTGCCGTTCGATTTCTGCTTGAATCAGCAATGCCAACAAGTTCACTTTCCATTGTTCATCGTCGTTAAAAACCCACTCCTCAATAATTTCTTCTTTTAAGCTTTCAAGCGTATCTATAAACTCACTCATTAAATTACCTCCTTACCTCAGCGCCTTGATCGCTCGATCGCGCCTTGCATTCATTGCGTCCTTACGTCTGCTCCGTCCGTCGCATCGGAGCTGAATCGGACACATTTCAAGCACGCGATCAAAGATGCGCCGTTGCGCCATCGATGCCGGATTCTTGATGTCATCAAGCGACAAATTTGTCGTGATGATCGTCGGCTTACCGGACAAAAGCCGAGTGTCGATGATCGCGAAGAGCTGTTCCTCCGAAAACGATGTTTCGCGCTCTGCTCCTAAGTCATCAAGCACCAGCAGCGGTCTCGCCTTGACCGTCCACATAACGCCGTCTCGCTTGTCAAAAGACTGCATTTCTGCGATCAGTCGCGGAATCGTCGTGACATAAACGCTTTCGCAATAGCGATCAATCAATTCATTCGCGATGCAGCACGCATAAAAGCTTTTGCCGGTTCCGACTTCCCCATAAAGCAACAACCCGATGTTGTCAGCGCGCATCTGCTCCCAGTTTTCGCAATATCGACGGCATGTGATGGAGACTTTGCTTTTAGGATCAAGGTCTTTGTCAAACCGCTTGTCTGCATAAGCCGGAGCGGTAAGTCCATCGCTGCGCAAGCTCTCAAGCCTTAACCGCCTGTCACGTTCACGCTTTTCTTGCATCTCTTTTTCATGCTCTTTTCTCATGCAAGCGCAAGAAACCGGCAGCAACATGTCTTTGAAAATCCCTTTGCCGATTTGCGTTTTCGGCTCACCGCACACACCGCATTGGATTGTCCCGTCTTCAAGCCTCTGGTCAACGCCCTTGACAAAGCACTTCTCTGTGTTTTCTAGGATTTTTCGCATCATCTCAGCGTCAACCACTTGTCGCCTCCTTTCGCATTTCCATTAAGTCAACAAAGTCAGGCTCGGAATAGTAGTCACGTGTCGGCTCTCTCGGCTTGGATACAGTAATGCGCTCTGTCGAATCTTCCCATCGCTCACCGTTGAGCCATGTTGTCGGATGCGGAATAAATTGTCCGTCATCTCTGCGCCATTGATCAGATTGTTTTTGCGCATCAATAGCGCGGATCATCTTTTCAAGAAGCGCGTCATCCACCTTCAGCGCATCCCAACGCTTGCGCGCTCGCTTCTTATCCGTCTTGCGTGGATACGCATTCCAAAACGCATCAAACCTTTGAGCGTTTGCTTGCTGCTCAACTTTCTTTTTGTTTACAACGGGAGTTTGCGCATTTGATGCGCATTTTTCCGGTTCATTTGCGCAACTATTGTTATTAGTTCTGTTCAGTTCATTTCTGTTCATTTCATAGGCATCGTTTAGCATTGCGTTAGCATTGCTTGAGCATTGCTCGTGCATTGCTTGAGCATTGCTCGTGCATTGCGTTAGCATTGCATCTGCATTGCCGTTGCTATGCTCACGCTTCTTTTGCCACCTTGCGTTAGCTGCGTTCCGTGCCTTTTCCGATCTTGCTTCTGCCTCTTCATCAAGCTTTGCCATCCTTTTGATAAACGACGTTGAGTAAAACATGTCGCCGTCGCGCTCAAACAATCCGTATTCAATCGCTCGGTCTACAAACGCCTTGACGTCGCATGTTGTGTTTGTCTGCCTTTTAATTGCGACAAAAGTCATGTCGTCATACGGCAGGCTTAAACACTCTTCCGGGAACATATGTTCAAGGCATACCCAAAACAAGCCGTAAGCCTCAAAACCAAACTCGTGGCAAAGTGCCGATATTTTGATGTCATTCAGCGCATCAATGTCATGCGTTAGGTAATAACTCTCGCCTATTGCCATCCCCTACCCCTTCCTAGTCCACCGGTCATCCTGATGCGTGATGTCTTTAATCAGCACAACCACGCGCTCTTCGTCGGCGTAAATCTTCTCGGTGTAACTGATGACGACTTGACTATCATCCATCCATGTAATGCCGTTGAGCGCGTCACAGACGATCTTCTCGATGTTGTCAAAATCAGGCCGCATCGTCGGTCGAATATTGCCGATGAGTGCCAACTCTCTGTACGCCTTTGGCCTTGACTTCGGGATCGCAAAATATGCACCGATGTAAACCTCATAAGCTCCGTCACGCCTCCATCCTTCGGGGTTGGCAGCGATGGCGTTCATGGCGCAAAATTTGACAAATGCCTCATAGTTGATCGTCTTTTTCGGCGTATATGTCCGGGCATGACCGCCCTTGCCCGTAAAGCGTGGACGGCCTTTTGCTCCCGGTCTGCCATCGACAACAAATTTCAACGATGGATAATCCAAATCAAATTTCAATGCCGGATAGTCCATGCGTGCCCCCTCAAAAGTCAAACGGCAAGGATGTGTCATCAATGTCTACAAAATCCTCATCGTCTTGCGCCGCTTTTGTTTTTGCTCGATCCTGCGCAAACTCAACGTTGGAGACAATAACCTCGGTTATGTAACGCCGCTCGCCGGTTTTTCTGTCTTCATATGAGCGCGGACGTATTTCGCCCTCAACAAGAATGCGATCGCCCTTCTTGAAGTAACGGTTGACATGCTCGCCGAGTTGCCTCCATGCGATTGCGGGAATAAAATCAGCCTCGTTTTTCCACTCGCCGCTGCTGTCCTTTGTGCGACGATCACAGGCAATAGTGAAATTACAAACAGAAATACCGCTTTGTGTCGTTCTAATCTCCGGATCACGCGCCAGCCTTCCCATCAGGATTGCCTTGTTCATATTTCATCCTCCGTGGTGTATTCGTTGTAAAATTCATCCGTGACTTTGCAGCAGACATGCTCTGTGACCATGTCGATAATTTCCGGATCGTCTGTTGTGTCGACGCTGTCAATGAGCGCCGTTGAATAACCGCCGCTCTTTTTTGTAACAACAACGTAATCATTCGGTCTTAATGCGAGTCTTTGCTCTTGATTGATCTTGTAGCTGTAAGGTTTTGAATATCCATAAGAATTTTCAAATACGCATCTTGCGATAAACATTTAGATTTCCTCCACTTCTTTGAAGTGCATCTGTCCGTACTCTTTGAGCCATTTCTTAACGGCTCCTAGCCTTTTGAGTCTTCCGAACGCTTGACTCTCCATCATGGCCATGTAGCGCGTAGCCTCTGCCACGCCCTTTTCGTCTGTCGATGGAAAATAGTAGCCACCTGCTGCCGAAGACAAGATCACGAAGCCGTTGTCTCTTAAAAGCTGGATGTCTGCTTGCACCGTTCGCGGCGCCTTTCCGGTCATAGCTGATAAATCTTTAAGCAATACGGCGTTTTCTTCGCCGGTTGGAATTAAGTCGATCATGTGACCCTCCCTGCGAGTTCAAGATCTCTCGATAACTGCCCGTCGATAATCCGGGCATGTAGCTTTAATGTGTTGATGCGCTCTCTTGTCGCGTCATACTGCGACTGCGCAATGTCGCGCTGAAACCGCGCCTCTGAAACGTCAATCAATCCGCGGCAAATATCTAACAACAACGTCGCCGGATATCCCTCAGCGCGTCCGCGCAAGATGGCCTTTGAGAGCGCAACACGATAATTGCGCTCCCTATTTGCCAGCTCTTTGCCCTTGACGTTGAGCGCGTCTGTTGCAACGGTCAGCTCGTTTAAGAGCTTGCTGAGATCGTTAATAGCCTGCGTTGACAAGTTGATCCCTCCATCCCTCAACAAACGCGTCGTAACGCCTCACATCGGCTTTCACCATCGTTTCAGGCGTGATTTTGAAATGCTCATACATCTTTCGCAGACAGATTTCAGCCTCGTCTCTTCCGTAGACATCGATCACGTCTTCCATAAACCGCGACACTTCTTTTGTTGTCATGTAGCCGTTGCCGGCGTTGCTGTCTGCCTTTGTTTTTGTCGCGCCATTGTCGCGCTTTGCCGTTTGTTTCTCGTATTCGTCGGTGTCGGCGTCCTTGGTGTCATCGATGCACCACATGCCGTTAAGCGCGTACTTGCGAGCGTAAGACGATGCCGTTCCTGTGATTTGCGATTCGTCCATGCCTTTTTTGGATTCAGGCTCTCTTGCGAATGCGGAAACGCTCACGCTTTGATCGCCGAGATACACCGTGACCGTCGCTTTGACGTAATAGCGCTCACCGACGTAGACAATTTCGTCCGTGATGATCTGCGTCAGCCCGAATTTGTATAAAATTGGCTTCACGGCCTCTAGTATGTCTTCCGCGCTTCGGTAGCTGTATTTGCCGAAGCTGTTGTATTGTCCTTTCGGCGCTTTCAATTCGATCTGCACGTCTGCGATAAGATCAATCAAGCTTTTTTCGTTCACCATGCCGCACCTCACTTGATCTGGATGTTCTGCTTTTCAGCGAGAACAGCACCGGCGACGTCAATTCCTGCGCGCAAGTCTGCAAGGATATTGCGCTTGTCAACCTTTGGCAGTTGCGGCACGAGGTAGTCTTCCGGGATGAGCGACGCGTCCACGATTTCTGCACTTGATGACTTGCGCCACTTGATTGAGACCTTTGGTGACTCAAACGTCGATCCGCGCATGTAGCGTGTAAGGTAATTTTTCAGCCACTCGACCTGCTTTTCTTTCTGCGACTGCCGCGCTAGTAACGCCATCTTTTCTGCTTTGATCGCTTCGGCATCTGCTGTGAGATTTTTGATAAACAAGGCGGTATTTTCGACTTTGACGTCATGGGCAAGCTGCAGCGCGTCAAGCTCTTTAACGAATGATTCAAACTCTTCATCACCGCCCATAAACTCGCCATCATCAGCAAAATGCGACGCTAACAGCTCTTCAATCTCGTGTGTTATTTCATATAGCTTCATCTTCTAATTCCTCTTTTTCTGCTGAATCTTCCAGAGTTTCTGTTTTTGGCTGCACTGTTAGTCTGTTCCATCGTTCGCGCAACACGCTGAGCAACTTTTCATAATTTGTCCGATCCTCCATTGCAAAATGGTGATCATAAACTGACAATTCAAGGCCGCACTTCCAACATCTAACAGATATGCAAGCGCCGCCATTTTCAAGAAACCTCACTGCGTAAGATTCCTTCGAGCTCACATTTAGCCTGTTTGTTTTTCCACAAAGCGGACAAGGATTAAATCCTTCTAAATTTTTGTTACACATTGTTTGAGTCCTCCATTGATGATCGTGAGTTGAGTACTTTGGTGGTATTACTCCCCGGAACATACGCCGGCTTGATGTAATCCGGTTTCCTGCCGTGTGTGGCACCTGTGAGGCACCTATAAAGGACTTGAGCAACTCGAACGTCACCGTTTTTCTCTGCGTCCTCATACGCCCATTTACAGCGATATGCGATCATTTCGGCGTTAGTCATCTTTCGACACCACCTTTCGCATCGTCACGAGCACCATTCCCAGCACGGCGGTGACAAGACCTGAAATGCCGAGCACAAAGATGCCCGGCGTCTCCATGCTTCCATCCGTCCCCGCCGCGGCCAGAAAGACCAATAACAGGCCGATTAGCATAAATGCGCCGCCGGTGACTCGGAAGGCTTTGTCTGCTATAATTGAGTTGCTTGATGACGAATAGTCATCGCTTTTGTGAGCGGTTCTTGTGTGGTTACTAGCGCCGCTCTTTTTTTGTCTCTGATTCACTGTTTTCTCCTTTCTGCCATCTCGATCAAGTCATCCAGACTGATCATGATATTTTGTGGTTTATTGTCCTCTACCTTTGGAAAATCACCGCCAAGGCAGAAAAACATCGTTTCCTGATCCGTCCATCCGTAAGCTCGCTGCCATGCCATGATGACCGCACCGTCGAATGGACGTCCTTCCCTTTTGCACCGCCCGACATGAGCGGGGGTTATCTTTGCTCCACGCTTACGTGCTTCGGCTGCCAAGTCGATGTTCCGGATGCCGTAATGCGCTTGCCATTCCTTTAGACTTTCGTAGTTGAGTTTCATTGTGTTATTTCCCTAATGTGTAAGTAATTCCCAACACCCTTAGTGCTGATTCAACCTTGACAAGACTAGGTTCTGAACCTAACTCCCAGTTTCGGATTGAACTCGCTCCGAATCCCGCTCTTTTAGCAAGTTCTTTTTTTGATAGTCCTTGCCGTCTTCGTTCTTCATTAATTGCCTTTACAATGTCGTACATGCTTTTATATCCTTTCTGTCATATGTTTGTAACAATAAAGCACAATATATAGCGATAAAATAAGTTTATATGCACTAGATGTAGTGTTTACCCTTAATGAAAGGAGGTGCAGTGTATGGCCAAAGGTAAAGTCACTTCTAAAAAAGCTGCAACTGCTGCGTCAAAAGTTCTCCGCGATAAGAGAACTAGTAAGAATTCAAAGACTGCTGCGGGCTCAGCTCTTTCTCAGAGACCATCCAAGAAGAAATGAGTTTCTGGCGTTTGAACAGGTCGAACAAGATTCTTGATAGAATCTGCACGACTTGCTCGCTTAGAACATCATCAAGCCCTGTCGCTTCTGCAATTCCATGTAGAATTTCATGCAACAGGGTTTCTTCTTTTTTCTCTGTTGATAAGGACCGGTCTATTTGAATAACTTGTTTGAGGAAGTCAATATGGCCTAGCAGCGGCTCTGTTTTTGAAACTGAATCAACTTCATCAATTCTATATTCAATCCCCAAGATATCTACAGTTTGCTGATACCTCTCCTTCTTCATTACAAAGTCCTTTCGTGTTATCCTTTCTCTAGAAAGGTGGTGATGCTAATGAATAAGACTTTTTCTGGCTTCTGCCCGACACAACAAGCTAATTTCACTGTTCGAGTCTCCTATCTAGATGCGCGAGATCAGTCAGACAAAAATCCTGTTTACGTGAAAGGCACCTTTCGATGCGACTACACCGCTAGGGGCGGCAAATGCGACATCGTAAACAGGTGTCCTATAAACGCCCTTGCCCCTAATACGGTTCGTCTGTAAGTATCAGGTCGCTTTCACGCACTAAGAACGTCAGCGAAACATCAAAGAAGTCGATATAATCTCCTGCCTTGTTTTTTACTGTTATGTCTCGGACACCGCGAATTTCTTGTCCGTTTACGAAAATACGTCTCGTTGTTGGCATATCTGCGCGTTTTTTCGTTCTTATCTCGACGATTGAAGTGCTCATCTCATTCCCCTTTCCTTGCCGGCCAATTATCGCATTTATGCGACAACATTAGCAAAAAAAATGTTCTTGCGTTCCCTCTTCGATAGATTGAGAAAGTTACATATGCCTTCCACCTCGGCTATCGAAAAGTCTTGGCCACCTGATGCTAAACGCCGATAAAAGGTGCTTTTATCAATTCCGATAGCGGTTGCAACATCGTCAATGCTTTTCTCTTTTAGGGAAATGGTTTGCTTTAACAGTTCTGTGTTAATCATTATCGCATTGCTCCTTTCTGTCGCATTTATGCGACTTCTTAAGTATGAGTATATCATGCATTTTCCAAAAGTCAAGCCCTTTTTCGCCGATTTGCGAAAATTATTTGCAATTTTGCGAAATCATGATATTATCAATTCACACATCTAAGTAAGGACCAGAATATGGATATAGCAGATAGAATAAAAAAGCGAAGAAACGAGCTAGGCATAACTGTCGACGAGATTGCGGAAGCATTAGGAGTCAATCGTGCAACGGTATACAGGTATGAAAGTAAAGAAATTGAGAAGATGCCCCTCACAGTTCTTGAACCACTAGCAGAAGTTTTGAAAGTAACGCCCTACTATTTGATGGGATGGACTGATGACGCAACGGATTTTAGTCGCCGCGATTTCCTCTCTGTCGCCAAGCGCAGGATACCTGTAATTGGCAATGTGCATTGCGGCGACCCCGTCTATGCTGAAGAGGATTATCTGGACATCGTCGATTCCGATATTGACGCTGACTTCGCACTTCGCGTGAAGGGCAACTCTATGGAAGGGGCAGGAATCGTTGACGGAGACCTTGTTTTTGTAAGACAACAACCTGCGGTTGAAAATGGAGAGTTGGCCGTCGTCTTGATTGACGATGAGGCTGCAGTAAAGCGAGTGTACAAGTACGACACTTACATTAGCCTTAACGCGGATAATCCTGCTTACGCACCAATCATACTTCGAGAAGGCGACGGACAGGAAGCTTCGATATTAGGTAAAGTAGTCGCTTTTACGCACTACTACAAAGATAGGAGAGAGTTGACATGAAAAAGATGATTGCCTTAGCGGTAGTATTGTGCATATCGATTCTTGCAGGATGCGCAGGGACTAAAACTGAGGAGGCAGCGCCAGCACAGACAACAACTATTGCGACTGAGGCACCAACTACAACAACGACAATAACCACAACGACGACAACAACGACCGAAGACCCAGAAACTGTTCGTGCAGTATATATCCTTAAAGCCGCAGCATTAGCGGATGAAATGATCGTCATTGCTAGTAAAGCCGAAGAAGCAGGAAATATGATTCTAAATGTGTGGTATAACACAATTTGGGAAACCTCAGATCCTGAGACTGATGAATACACTAAAACAGATGGAAAATTTAATGAGGACTTTAATGACTCGTTATTAGCCTATTTTAACTCTTCTGATTACATCCTTAATATTGGAACTCTTAAAGAGCGCAAAACCGATTTTTTAAAAAAGGTACGAGAATTAAGCGATCACCCTGATGATTGTCGTTACTTATATGAGGAATTAAAAAACCTTCAAGAAAACGTGAGTGAATATTGTCAACAAATTGTTATTGCTCCTTCAGGCAGCTACAGATCCTATAGTGCTAAAAAAACTGAGATAACGGATCAAATATTAAAACACTATGCAAATTTCAAAACAGAACTTGATCTCTTGTTAGAAGCAGATTAATGAACAAAAAAGCTGCCTCTTCATTCATCAAAGCGATTGATGGAGCATCTATATCTATGAATATAGGAGTTGCCGGTGGAATGACGGAAGGTGTTTTGTATGGATAAGAAACAAGTTCAATCAACAAAAAGTTGGGTCTTTTGGGTAACTGTATTTTTAGTTGCATCGCTACTAATTGGTGGCATAATGGGCACTTCTAGGCTCCTTGAAGAGAAGTCGGTGCCTTTTAACATAAGCGCTGTTCCTCTAGGAAATGGAATTATTTGGAGCCTACTTGTGCTTGTCGCTTACCGTGTTATCAATTTGATGATTGATCATTTTGCTTTTATGGAAAGAGAAATAACGAAAATAGACAATAAACAATAAACAATGATAATAAAAAACCAGCCGCCTCTTTTCTCGGATATGAAACTTCAGATAACGAGGCGACTGGCAGACGAGCCCTGAGGCTCTGATCTATTGTATCACAGCCTCCGGAAACAGAAGGAGGCTTTTCTATGCCAAAAAACAGGATACATACGTTAAAGGATGGACGCTACGCTTACACGGCAACCGACGCCGCCGGAAATCCGCACAAACTCCGATCACGCAAAAATGAAGGCAAGGGGGAGTTTATGGCCAGATGCGACGCACTAGATGCGATGTGTGCTCACGAGGTTAGTTATCGCACTTTCGGAGATTTGTTTGAAGATTGGTATAAATCGGATCTTGTTCGTCGCTGTTCAAAATCCGAGATCGCTCTAACTCGATCACTTTACAAAAAACACGTCGAACCATACCTAGCGCATAGACGTTTGTCGGACATTAAGCGATCGCATGTATATAAGCTGCTAACGTCCTCAAGGATTGAGAAGCTATCATCCTCTACACGGTCAAAGATCAAAGGCTGTATATCACGCCCATACAAATGGGCAATCAATAGCTTGGGAATGGTGATCGTGTCTCCTACCGACAATCTGGTGCTTAGCTACGGCAAGCAGACGCCTAAAAAGAAGCGACGCCGATACATCACCGATGAAGAGGCTGCATTGTTTTTTCGGTCAGCGGAAAACTCCAAATACTACCCTTATTTTCAGATTTTATATCACACCGGCATGCGACCATCTGAGGCGCTCGGATTACAGGCAAAGGATATCAAGAACGATCACGTTGAGATACGCCGCGGCATCACACGTCACGGAATATCGGATCTCAAGACAAGCACAGCTGCTCGCGACATTCCGCTGACTGAAATCACCGCTCCGATATTGCATGATTTAAGAGATAAAATGTCATTCGTAACACCGCAAGGATGGCTATTTCCTTCGGCATCCGGCATGCCGTCCACTAACGCTGTCAAAATGGCATTAAGAGGCATTCTTAAAGGCACGGCAATATACGAACGAGGCGGCCGAAATAGACAGAAAATATTAAGCATTAAACGGCCGCCGTTGCGAATATCCCTGTACGATTTCAGGCACACTTTTGCTACTCGGATGGCGGAACGCGGAATGCCTCATGTGATGCTCAAAGCCATCATGGGACACTCGAACATCACGATAACCCTGTCCTACTACACGGAAGTCACCGACGATATGATTGATGATGCTCGACGAATAATGGCGTTGTAATAACGCTGATTCTGTACCAAATCTGTACCAAATAGGTTTTAGAATTTGCGAAAAATGGAGAAATGGCAGGTCAAGCTAAAATGCTTGAAATCCTTGCAGTGCCGGCATTACAGGCTTCAATTTTTTTATAGACAAAGTTTCAAAACATCCCTTACAAGCAAGGGGTCGCAGGTTCAAGTCCTGTTGCTTCCACCATTCCAAGACCGCTGAAACAAAGGCATTTCAGCGGTTTTTGTTTTCTTATCGTTTGTTCATTTTTAGATTTTTGTACCAATT